ACCAACCTGACCGCTTCGGTCTTGTATTCCAGCGTATAGCGCGCTCGTTTGTTCTGTGACATGCTTCTCTCCTTGACTGAATTTTAAACCCTTCAGCAAGGGATACGTTTTTCGGGGGCAAGCTCAATCTCGGCATTAAGGCTAATTTAACAGATGACATAAAGGGATTTGTCTTATCTGAAATTCCTTTAATTCTGAAGTCCAAATATGGGGTCGACATTTTTAGCGCCGATTTTGCAAATGCCATTTACCATCAAGATCTCAATGATTTTGATCGAAGTGTCGAAGGGCAGCTAAAAGATATCGATCCCACCTCCTACGCAAAAGCTCGGATCGCATTCCTCACCGAGAAAATTGCTAGAAGGGATATGCACTTGCAGGCTGCGCTTGGACACATTTCTCGCGGGCGGAAAAAACAAATTGTTTTAGTGTTGGACAATGCTGATCAGAGAACTTTTTCGGTTCAACAAGAAACTTTTCTGATTGCGCAGGAATTGGCAGCTTCAAGAAATTTGATTGTATTTGTGGCCCTTCGACCAAGCACATTTTATCTATCAAAGACGACAGGAGCACTGTCTGCATATCAAAATAAGATTTTGACCATTTCGCCACCTCCAGTAGACAAAGTAGTTGAGAAAAGATTGATCTTTGCCGCTCGGGTCGCGGAAGGGAAAGTTGCTCCGGCAGCGTTGTCAGGGATTCGACTAAATCTAGGGAATATTGTTCTGTTCTTGAAGGCAACGCTTCGATCAATCAAAAGTAATGACGCCATCAAACAGTTTATTGGCAACATAACAGGTGGCAATACTCGCAGCGTAATAGAACTTATTACAGCATTCTTTGGCAGCCCCAATGTGGACTCTCAGAAAATCGTGAAAATTGAAGAATCAACGGGCGATTACAAGATTCCAATTCACGAATTCACAAAACATGCATTACTAGGAGATTATGCGTACTTTAATGCGCAATCATCAATGGTCGCGTGCAACATATTTGATTTAAGTTCAGCAGATCCTCGCGAACACTTTCTTTGTAGCCTGATAGTTGCGTTCTTGAGCTCAAATGTTGGCACGGTCGATAACGACGGTTTTGTGCACGGTTCGGAAATAATTTCAGAGATGTCGCACCATGGATTTGTTGTCGAGCAAATCCGATTCGGCCTCCGACGCCTCGCCACAAAAAGGTTGATAGAGACGCCGCACGCGCATTACAGAGAAATTTCTGTTGATGACCACGAACATCCAGAGCAATTCCACTTTAGGGCTACGTCAGTAGGTATCTATCACATCCGATTCTGGACCGGTTCATTTGCATTCTTGGATGCCGTATCGACGGATACGGCAATTCTAGACCAAGATGCGCGTGAGTTAGTTTGCAAACTGGCGTCATCTTTTGATATTCAAAATAGGCTAAAAAAATGCGAATGCTTTTTGAAATACCTTGAAAGCCAATGGTACCTCTCAAATGTTAATGCCAACTACTATGATTTTATATCGCTTGTTCAAAGTCAGAGTGATAGCTTTACTTCTGTACGGGGTGCTGTTCAGCGAGTGACATCTACGTGGCCCGCACGTTAATAGATCGCTTTACCTGTAATCAAATTGGGCTATCCGAGAGGATAATGAGTGCGACTGATCACTGATAATTTCCTCTATGCTGTCTATTCAGGCCATCGGCGCAACACACCCGGCCCGACCTGAACAAGCAAGTGATCGTCCGCAGGATCTAGGCTATCGGCGGGATTCTTCAGATCCACCAGATCGACAATATGCCGGTATGGCAACGGGAACGGCGGTGGCAAATCCGGCACAAAATCCCGCGCATTGCGTGTACCGATGATCATGGGAACATGCGCACAAACCAATTCAGCCAACGTTGAGAATCCGGGCCGTGCTGGTTCAAACATATAAAGCCCGGAAACCAGAACGCCATGCACCACGCATAACCCGGCAAACTGCCCCGCGCGCATGGCACCCAAACTATGCCCGGTGACGACGACCGGAAACTGGATAAATGGTCGCAGCATCGCCAGCACTTCCGGCAAGCCACGATACGCCCCCGCATGCACCATGCCGAGCGGCCCGGCATTGATGGGCAGCGCCTCCGCATCCCTCACAAAATCCAGCTTGCACTCGGAGCCCCGAAACGCAATCACGGTAACACCGCCGACATTAGCAATGCCGACTACGACCCCATCGATGGTAAAAACCCGGTCGAATACGCCGGGTTTGATGGGATCGTAAATCGCCGCCGCGTACAAAAAGGCGGAATATGGCGTCATGGCGAAGTCGTCACGGCCGCCGGGGTTTGCTGACTGGCGACGTTCGTCACCGCCGCTAAAACGATCTGCGCGGCATCCAACCCCAGCGCAATCCGGTTCTGGTCGGCCACCGTCAGAGACGATGCCCTGACGATATTCTCGATCGCCGGCACCGCATCCTTTGCCAGTGCCTGCAAATTCGATTGCGTCGGGATCGCGCCGATCGCGCAGACAGCGCCAGTCAGGGTCACCGCAAGCGCCAGGTCAGTCTGCGCAGCTTGCGGCAGATCCGGCAAGCCTTGCACTGCGTCCAGCGCTGCCTGCACCTGCGGACAGGCTTGTGCTGCGATCTGTTGCGGCGTTTGCAGCGTAACCGGCGCTACGGCAGGCGTCGCACATCCGCACAGCAGGAAAGCCGACGTCAATGCAGCGATCACCGTCAGCAAAACCGGATTGGCGAAACCCGCCTGCGCGGAATTGACGAGCGGGCCGTTTACCACCTCGCCGGTGTTCTGAGATTTGGCTTTGCTGCTTCCCTCACGTACTGCGCGTGCAATGTGCGTCGCGCCGTGCGCAGTAATCACGGCAGTCAGGACATTCAGATATCCCTCGACCGCTGCCTTGCCCGTCCATGCAAACGCACCATAGATCGCCAGCACTACCGCATAGGCGGCAAATTTGAAAAGGTCGCTCCAGTTTAGTTTTTCCATTTGAATCCTATTGATTGAGTCCCCATAGCAAACAAGGCAATGCGACGCATTGCCTTGTTCAGAGGTAAGTGAAAGGGTGTGATGGATTGGCGCGAGTTATTGCAGATTCACGCCAATCGCGGCAGGCACGTCGACGGCTACCGGCTTACGCCGCGAGCAACGCGCCAGAAACCATCGCCATGCCGACTTCATTACTGCACCGAGATCGAGAATCCGCCCGGAATGTCGACCGCCACGCCGTTGGTAGGCACAGTGAAGCTGGCGGAAGTGAGTGCCGCACCCAGCGGATTGCCGCTTGCATCGACGGCTTGGGCAACCGCTGTGTAAGTGCCGTCCGGCACGTTCGTGAAAGTCGCCGTATATGGAGCTGCGGCGATCACTTGCGGTGCAATGCCGGTGATGCTGATGGAAATACCCGCAGGCGTGGTGCCCGCCGGGAAGTATTGCTTGTTGGGGGAAACGGTTGCTACTACTGTACTCATGCGTCTTGTCTTTCAAAAGGTGAAACTAAAGTGAAAAAGCCATCCGTCAGGCGGCCAACCTGGCGTCAAGCAGGATTTCCGGGCATTGCCTCGCCCGGTGAAGGTAAGTCGTACTGCGTCAATTGGAATTCATCGATCAGCGCAATAATCTTGTTTGCGTAGCCGGGATCGGTTGCGTATCCCGCTGCATCAATGGCGCGCGCAAACGCAATCGGGTCGGCTTTGACCTTCAGTGCGTCTGCATAGCGCGGGTTATCAAAGAAGAACTGCGCATGGTCATCGAACGCGGCTTGCCATGTCGGGTACTTGCGCCATGTGGCCTCGACCTTGACCATTTCGCCGTTGATGTATTCCTCGGTTGGCAGCGTGATGGTCTCGCCGTGCCAACTTGGGTCGGCTTTCACGCCGAACAGGTTGTTCGCCTCGATGGCTAGGCCGGACTTGTCCCAGCCCGACTCCAATGCACCTTGCGCGATCACGAAAGCGGCAGCAATGCCGGTGATCTTTTGCGAGGCAGCAGCGGCCGGGGCGACTACTTCAATAAAACTTTGTGGAGTCATGGACTCTGTATCCTTGAAAGTATGGGTTGATGGCTGATCTTTGGAGTTAGGGCAAACGAATGCCGTAGTGGTCGAGCGCGATACCGATGCCAACAGCCAGCAGCAGCTTGGCGACGTCGTACAGCGCCAGTCCCGTAATGCGGTTATGCGCAAGCTCGCGGGCATCGGCCCTGTCAGACAGCTTCTTTTGCGCATCCTTCATGTTGACCAGATCCTGCTCCAGAAGACTGATACGCTGGTTGCTGCGTACCAGTTCCTCGTAGGCAGCGGCCATGCGTTCCAGATCCTTCGCGATCTGCTCGATGAAGTTGTCGTGGCCCTTGACGCGCTCGTCAAGCCTTGCAACGGCAATATCCAGGTTGTCAGCCATAGTGTTGAATGGGTTTTGGTATGACTCGATCTTGATGTCACGACCACAAGGGTCAAATCACTGCAAGCGCAGCAAAGCAGTCGATGAGGTATTGACAGGCATCAAAATCGTGAAAGTCCCGGCAGTCACGGTCTGCATGCCACCGAAGGAGCCGACATAGGCGGCACGCGTACCATTGGTGTTGTTGTACATCAGGCAGCCGGAAGTGGAAAACGACGCCGACGTCCAGCTCGGATTGATGGCGGGCGTGGTAAAGGCAATCGTGCCGCTGGTGATCGGCGTCGTATTGTTCGCTGCCGTAATATCGAAGCCGCCCTGCGTATAGCCATTTGCACTCGGCAGTTCATCCGTTCCCATGTTCGCGGTCGTCGGCGTGCCAGATCCCGCGCCATAGTTCGTGGTCGCTGGCCCGTAAGTGCCGGACGGAGTCGCTATCCCCAATGCGACGCGATAATCGTTACCGGAACCTGTGACGAAGTTATGCAGTCCCTGCATCAGTTCGCACTTGAAGGAGGTCGGCATCGCTGTCGTAAACCCTGCCATATCAGCTCCCTAGATTGTGAGTAGCGCGAAACTGCATCGCTTCGGGAATATTCGGATTGCGATCCGCGTGCCAGCTACGCTCGATATGCATTGAGGTCGCAAAATGCTGATGAAGCACGGCACGCAAGTGAATGGCTGCTTCAGGGTCGTTGAATTCGGCGGCCCATGGCGTACCGTTGGCTGCGGCGATAATTTCCGAGACGATCTGGTCGATGGAGACATGGTCGATTGGATTCAACGGCGCACACAGGCGGGAATGACCAACATTCTGCAACACATTACGCTCGCCCACCTGCACCGTTGTGTGATGGGTGGTCAATATGTCGATGATCGCAGCTTGCAGCCGGATCGCCGCGCCGCGCTTCTCTCCTGCGATATGGTCGGCAATATCAACGATGTGAGACGCAGTCGCTTCAGCCCATCGGTCCGCACTATGCGGTCCGCCATTCGTCACTAATATCCCGGTAGACATCCATTTCCCCATCAGCACGCAATCGATGGGCGCATGTTGCAGTCACGACCTATAGGACAAACTCACACCGTCAGCACATCCATGCTGCCGGTGGTGATGACCGCGCCGCATCCGGCGACATCTCCGGCTTTGATCAAGCCTTTTCCGCCGCAGGTATTTTTCGATGAGGATGTGATGGACGTAATGCCGTGACCGGGAATCGGACAACTGTGCAAATCGCCATCAACGGCAACCGCGATGCCATTCGCCAGAATGCTGTTGCCAGAGGCAGTAATAATCATGCCGCCATGCGAGCTATGCTCGCTCAGGCGAGCAAGACTGATGCTGGCCGTCATGCCCATATCAGGTTCCTGTAAATGAAATAGTGGAAGCGATCAATGCCGGTTGCGGCTGGTGAAGCTCCACGAGATTATCGACCACCCTTGCGGCGACGCCAGCGGTAACCAGCGCCGCATCCGCATTGATCAGCGCGACCAGACCACCGGCAACCTGCGCAGCAGTCTGGCCGGTACCGATAGACAGCGAAACCGTCGGCAATCCGGCAAATGCGACCGACGCTGCACCACCGGGAACAGGTGTGCCCCACAGCGCAAAGGCCGACGATGGAGTATGCGACAGGAATGTCCCTGGCGCTGCCGTCGCGACGCAACCCGACAGGCGTACACCTGGATCATCAACACTGCAGGAACCGAACGCAGTCATGACCAACATACCGGTCATCGGCGAACCGATATCGCTGCCAAGCAGTCCTGCGTAACCAGTTGCAGCAACCTGCCCAAACGAAGCAAACAGGCCGGTCGTCGCCCCTTCTGCGAGCGCCGTAGCGAAAACACCCATCAATGGCAATGTCGAAAAGATGGCAAGCTGGTCAACCTGTCCAATCGACGTAACTCCCGGCACATTGCTCTCCGGATCTTCTACCACCGGAGCTGCGACCGTAGCCGCCACGACGCTATTGTCGACAAACGCCGCCATGGAACTGCACAGCCCGTTGCCTGCCACACCAGAGAACAGCGTCTCCGACGACGCGTCTATTCCCAGAGCGGCATCACCGAGCGTCCATAAGCCCAGAACACCGTCGCTCGTGATCGGGAACGCGCCAAACGCTACGCCGACATCCGGCATTACCGTGGCGATGGCAGCGGCGCTATCGACACCGACAAACCAGGTGGTCAGGTAATCAGCGAGCTGCGCAACTGCACCAATGCCGACCACACCGGAGGACTGCGCCAATAGCGATAGTGCGAATGGGGCGACGACACCTGATGCGGACGTTGAAGAGTCCAGCACATCTGGATTTGCTACAGAGACGCCTGTGGCGCCGGCTGCAGAAACGCCAAAGGAGGCGAACGATCCAGACGCGTCGAGAGTGGCAACTGCCCCAGCACCAAGAATCGACGCGAGTTGAACCGACGTAGCATCGCCAGAGAGCGTGCCGATGGCTCCGGCCGCAGTCGCCCCGGACAGTGTTACATCTTTGTAGGCAGCGCCATCCGTGCCGAGCGCAGCAGTCGCGAGCGCGTAAAACCCCAGCACGGCCTACTTGTCCTTAAGAGAAATACAGTTTTACCGTCGTCATCTGTTCTTCCGGCAACGGCACCATCGTCAAAATGGCCGTTGCCAGATTCGCCGTCATTCCTGCAATCGGCATCGAGATCGTACCCAAACCTTGCACGGTTTCTCCCGCAATGTAATTGACGGCATCGATCACGTCCTGACGCTGCAAATCCACCCATTTGCGCGCCAACAGGCTTTTTAACAGAGCTTGCACCACCGCATCGGTCGAGAGCAGCACCGCCATCATGCAACCGCCGAAGCGATCAAGGAATGCACCCGTATCGACGTACCAGGTATAGACCGGCGGCGTTTGCGGTGCCGGGGCAATAAAAACGATGTCGTCCATTATTTAACTTTCAGAAATGAACCTGCTGCACCGGCAGGAATAAAGACAGCAGGCACGCCAGTGGTACTGACCGTCGTAATCGTGTTCTGCGTCGTATAAGTGGAAGCCTTGCCTGCCGGCGTCGCATCGCCCGCCACCTGCAACCATTCAGGCGTAATCGAGAACGATCCCAGACCGTTAGGGGTCAACATCAGCGAATTGCGTACCGTACTCGACGCGGCTGCAGTGTCGCCCAAATAGAACGAGCCGTTGATGTTGAACGCCCGACGCAGATTATTCGTCACCGTCGCTGCAAGGTTCAGGTTAGGAATCGGGCAAGCATTCACCACCAGGGTAGGGCCGTCCGTCGTACTCAACTTGTAGATATTCAGATAGGTGTTCGTGTTTTGGTATGCATACGCAAGGTAGGACACGCCATTCGAGACGATCTCCCACATCGCATAGCTATTTGGCGTATTGTTACCAACATTGTTGTTGTAGGTGCTGGAAAACACATTGATGACACCAGCCCCGAAGCAGACCGACAGGCTCAATGAGGTTGAACTCTGGATTACCATCACCACGCCGCCGGAACTCAACACATCCAGGCCGAATACGTTAGTCCATTGCGCAGACGACCATGACGCAGAGGTAATCAGGTTTGACAGTGACGAACTGGACAATGAGGGAACCGTCCCAACCGCCACAGCAGCGGTCGAGCCGGTGCCGGAATAGGATGCGGTGGCAGGCAACGCGAGAACGTAGGCATTCAACAGACTGCTCCACTTTGGCACCGACACGCTGCCGTTGGGCTGCCCCGCAATGGAATAACCATTGATGCTGCTTGTATTCGTTCCAGTCAGACTGGAGCTGGACGGCGATAGCGAACAGGCCGTGAGGACAGAACCGTTAAAGCTGAACACAACGATGGTGGAAACAGCCTGCTGCGGGTACGCATTGGAATTCTGCGACGCGGCCCAATACAGGCCGGTGCCATTCGGAGTCGGCATCGGGCAAGATAAAGTCATTTGCGTGCAGCTTTCCAGCGCCACACCGAAAACCTCGGATACCGGCGCCAATGGACAGGAGAAAGTCGCCAGACTCGATGCGATTTTGTACAGGAACAGCGCGTAATAATAAAAGTAGGTCGCTCCCTGCGCGCTGAACGCACCTGCCGCTGCGTAGTACGCGCCATTGAACCAGGTGACACCCGACCACGATCCCCATTGCGGCGGGGAAACACCAGTGCTGGACACGGGGAACCACAGATTGATCCCAATCCCGCTGCTGCAAGTCGCGCCGCTCGCCACAGCAAGCAACGCATTCGGGCGCTGGTATGCGTAGGTCGGATCTGGCTGGCCGGAGTATGCCACGATCAGAGCATTGTTCAGCCACATCGCCTTGCAGCCCTGATAGTAGACCGAAGCAGCAGTCTCCAGCGTCATCTGCTGCGCTGCCGTAAGGATCGGACTGCTCAAGGTGTTATAAGACGCTCCGTAGAAGAAGTATGTCCCATATACGGTAGTAGAAAAGACGGGGCCGACCCATGTGCCGGTATCGATGAAATTGATATTTGCGGTTGCCGAGTTGCCTACCGCGAGATACCCGGTGCTGTATGCTGTCCATCCGGCGGAAGCCAATGTACCAGTCGTGGAAACGGCGACATAGGTGTAATTCGATATGGTCGCTGCGAGGTAATAAAGGCCGGTGCGCGCGGAGTAAAAAACATTGTTCAAACCTTGCACTGTCTGCCCAGAAACTGATAGCACCGGGGTGACAGCCGTAAAGCTCGTGCCATTATTCGTGCTTTTCAGGATCGTGTTGTTATTGCAGATCACAAGAATCTCGGTGGCCGCTCCTGCCCCTGCTCCCTGCACAATATTGAATGCGGGAGCGCCTCCTGCTGTGTTCTCGATGACGACAGTCCATGCGGTCAAATTTGCGGACGACGACACCCGGTAGCCGCTTCCGGTTGTGCTACCGCCGACGGCATACCAGGTGCCGTTGATGTTCGTCAATCGCACATAACCGTTTGCCGTGGCAAGTGCAGGCAGGCTATAGAAGGTCGCATTCGCAAAGGTAGTAAGATTCGACGTTGTAAATATCGTCCCATTTGCCTCAAGGAAGCACCACATCGCGTTCGCCGCGTTATAAAACACGTCCACGATCATCAGGCCAGCCAGGGGCGTAATCGGAACAAAGCCCGTGTAGTTGACGGTATCGGTTGTGCTGATCCAGCCTATCGTATTGGTGGTGTCGTTCGGGCTGAACAGGTAGTACACGCCGCCAACATAAAACCCTTTGGTCGATTGCATCGCCGCCGACGTAATCAGACCGGCATAGAAACCCGAAGCAGGAACATTCGACGCCATCTGGAACGATGCAAGGCTCACCTGCGACGTCGGCAGGATGACGTCGTTTACCGCTCCCAATGCAGCAGGCAGCAAGGGGCTGCAGCTTGATTGCGGCACGACCGAAGCGGTCGCGGTATTCACGTACAGCTCGTTGGCAGCGGTGACAAACTGGTTCGTGCCAGCATTGGCAAGCGCAGGCATTTGCACGCTTTGCCCAACCGGCACGGCGCTGTTCTGTAGAAATTGGCTCAGGTTACTCATAATATCTTCCAGCCCATCACAGCATCGATGTAGACGAGATCGATGCTGCCGACGGTGATGTTTTGCGAGATGGTCATGTTTTGCGCGAGGCCCATAATCCCGGCTCCGCTATAAACGACGGTGACGTTGTTGGTGGCGAACGTGACTGCGTAATCGGCGATGCGCACCGTCCAGCCCGGTTGCGGATTGGCGGGCAGCACGACAGAAAACGCGGCATTTGTCGTATTGATTTGCAGGCAGTCGTTATTCGACGCGGTATAACTGGTGTTACTGGCGCTCGCAACCTTGACCTGCCAGATCGGGCGCGGCGTCAGATCCTCCGCGAGCACGGTGAGGACAACGATTGCAGACCCCGACAGGTTGATCGCAGCCCCGCCATTGGATGATGCTATCGGGCCACGGGTCAGCGTGCCGTTGGCTGCCGAATAAACGCCATGCCCCGCCTCGGAAGCGAGCGACTGCGGATCGAAGATGCCATAGGACACTGTCTCCTGATCGATGACCCCTGCTTGCGCAAACGTCAGAAAGCCGGAGACAGCGGAGCCGAGAGTGATCGTGCCGGTTCCCTGCGTCGGCGTCGTGGCCTTGGCTAAATCGTGGAATGCCATGGAAACCCGTCAGATTTTCATGAACATTTCTGTACCCGCTCCATACGGCGATGTGAGGTTCGGCATCAGTACAGATACGGTCGGATTGTACGAAGGGACTATCGTGTAGCCTCCCCCCATGATGCCCGCCCCATTCGGCGTGACACTGAACGTGCAGACACTGGTCGACTGGTTAGTCGGACTTTGCATCACAAGTGGAGTTGTCGTCGGGTTATAGACGAACGATATCCAGGAACCTTGCTGACCGTACAAATTGCCAATATTGGAAATATATTGGTCGAAGACGCTGCTGCATACAGCCCACACGTTGTTTGCCAGTGGAAGGATCAACGCTCCGCAATTCCCGGCGATGTAACCTTGATTCATTTGACTGGTGTAATACAGCGTCCAATTGATTCCGTCCGGCGACGAGAAATACTGATTCACATTATTGTCAATCGAAATGGCATACATGGTCCCGCCCATGTTCTCCAGCGCGATAAATTGCTTGTCCCCCTGCTTCGTCCAGTGCGTGAAATCCGGGGACGTATAGACAATGCCGAAAATGATCGCGACGTAGTGTCCGCCGACGTAGGATAGTTTTGCGTTAAACGGGTTATTTGGGGCAGACGTATCCAGATTTGCGCCCGACGGGCAGAGGGCGCTACCCGTGAAATTCGGCTCAACCAGACTGATTGTTGATGTAGTTGCGCCGACGCCAACTTTCCATGCCGAAAACGAATATGCCCCGCCGCCGCTCGACGTCAGCGCGATACCGCCAATCTCCCCTGTAGATAGGGTATTGAGGTTGGATAAGTAATTGTGGGCCCCGACATTGTTCGTATCGAGAACCCATTTAGTCCCATTGAAGAACGTGATATTGCTGTTCCCGCCACGAAGCGAAACGGCAATCTGCGAAGTCGCTGCCATCGCACTTACATCATAGACCGCAGTTACGCCAGTATATGAAAACGCAATAGTCCACGACGTCAGATTCGTACTGCTGTAGATGGCATCAGGGTATTGGCCTGTCCCTTGAACCGTTGCGTAGTAAGTTGCTCCGACTTTCACAATACCCACGCAAATGGTGCCTACCAGGGTATTAATTTGCGAGATCGTCCAGTTCACCAGGTCAGAAGAAACACTGAGCGATGCCCCGATACCAATGGTCGAGTTCGGCTGATTGTTCGAGCCACACAGAATGTAATACGGTCCGATAACAGCGGAGTAGTTGTACAGCATTTCCCCACCGGGGCCGGAGCTTTGATTGACGTTGAAGCCGGGTGCGCCATACTGCGGCAGGTATGCCGGGCCGGGGAGGTATCCGATATTCTCGTTCAAGTAGCTCAGACCGGGATAGGTCTCTAGAGACACAATCGCGCCATTGGCGGGAAGAACGCCTGTGCTTCCACCAACCGGCGTCGCAGTCGGGCCAGCAAAAAAATAACCAGATGGCAGCTCGCCATCATCGAGCAATTCGCTCATTTATTGCTCCATCGTGATATTGATCAATTGAAAATTTCCGGCATTGGTGTCCTCGGCATTTGTCGCCAAGCGTGTCAACACAAAATTCACCCATTGCTGGGTCGTCAGGGTGTTGGCAGGAATAACCAGGCTCGTTGTCAGGTAAATCGCCAGATCCCCGGCTACCGTCGGTGCTGCAATCTGTTCGGTCAAATTTGTGTAGCTCGCTGGTTTGAGCGGGCCATTCAAGATCGCCTGGTAACCAAGCTGAAGAAAATAGGAATTCCCAGCCACGTCGCCTGTGTAATGCATCCGGAGCATCAGCGGCTTCGCCTGGTTGAACGTCGAGAGCACAGGCATGCTCCATGTGATTGACGTTGCGGTGCCACTTTGAAACTGCGCAGCGCGCGTGTCCCCGACAAGAACCATCTGAGCGGGGGCAGAGCCATACTTGCGGAAGACAGGCACCACATAGCGGAATGGGGTGGCCCGTCCGACCGCCGAGTCAACATACAAGGTATTGGCAATCGCCTGCGATGCATCCAGTGCCGGACGATTGCCCGCGCTCGCGGTCGAGTAGTAGACATTGGCACCGTCGCAATGGACAGCGTCGGCATGCCCTTGCAGGATCGGTACGCCGGTGCCACCGATGGCAATCGCCGTCAATGGGAAATTACCCGTCGTCATATTGATGACTACCCATTTGCCAAACGCTGCAGGGAACGTGAGCGTCACCGGGCTGGTGAGATTTCCGACCACCTTGATCAGTTTGTTATATGCCTGCAGCGCCGACACCGGCACCACCCCGCCGGTCGTTGTCAAAGTCGCTTCCCACGGGTTATTCGGATCTTGCCAACTGACGTCGCCATTGCTGTTTGAGTTCTTCTGCAGCACCTGATACTGCGTGCCACCGGGTAGCAGATACGCTGGTGTAATGGTTGCCAATACCCACGCACGCGTGGCTTGTACAACCGAAGGATCGATGGTGATCGTGATCAGCGACGTGTTCGATGCCAACAAGCCGAAGTTGATCACTAGGTCGGCAGAGCTGCCATTGGCAACCAGAGGTTTATACGTGTCCGGGAAATTACTGATGGCAAAGAGCACGCCGGAGGATGTGAACAGCCCCACTTCGCGTACCGTAAATCCGCCGATATTGGGCGGTATATCGAGCTCTGCCCACATCAGACTCGGATTGCCCGGATCGACCGACAATGAGGTGATCGGCCCGGAATAAACCTGATTCACGAGCGAGTTGCGTGTCGGGTCGGGCGTGGCAATATCGTTACCACCGGCATCGCCGACGGCAGCAGTGGCCAGCACAATCGGCGTATTCGTTGCAAGCGCCCGCGCATAGAGCGCAGCACCGGCATTGGTCAAAGTCGCAGAATAGGTCGTCATGCGACGATGATGCCGTCACGTCGGCACGGTTAGGAATTGGGGATAGATGCGGATGATTTGTCCGGAAATGACCACCGCCCCCAGATTCAGGGTTGCTTCGATAGGTGCCTGAATATTGATCGTCCTGACATGCGTACCGGCGTCGCGCATGCCATTGATGATCGTGCTGATCGCCGCCTGCCAGTTCGCAATCGACTCGACTTGCAGCATCGCTAGGCTGACGGCGAAATCGACATCGAACAACCCATAGCTGTTGTTGACGAGCTCGGGGTAATCGACCACGGAAACGGCAAGTCCGCCGTTCAACACACGTAGCGCGGATTCGATGGCAACATTATTGCCGAGTGGCCGGATCACCGTCGCGATGATGCGTGGCCCATATTGTGCGTCTGCTTCGCCGATATTGCGCGGTACGCCGTAATAGGCTCCTTGCAGATCCAGCCATGTCCCGGATGCTGTGACGGTATTCATTTGCAGCAGCATCTGGCCGATCTGATATCCGGCTGCTTCAAGTTCAGCGGCGCACGCGTCCATGTAAGACCAAACGACGCTGGTGTAGCCAACTAGCTGGTCGCCGTTGGTCTGCGACACATCACCTCTCCCGTCGATCAGCACCTGCGAACTGAGTACAGAGAGTGCGGAACTGTCGACGTCGGGAACGCTATAACCGGGTTGCGCGGCAATATAGGCTGCCAACGAAGCGACCGTATAGGCTGTAAGGTCGATCGTCAATGGAGAAGCCAAGCCACCAGTCGGTGTGACTGTGAGCACGGCATCGCGAATCTGCCATGTCATCCTGCTATCGTTGCAGTTGATGCGCAGTGCAATGAATGCCGAGGGACTGCGATCGAACACGCGATGCAGGTAATTAACCAGGCGTTGCGTGAGTCTCATGACAGCGCAATCGCTCCCGGCATGATCTTCTGCGCCGTGGTCGATGGCGTGTCGGCAGCGGGCAATGTCGGGGTGTAGTTCACCACGCCCGGTATCGCCATGACCAGCGCGTCAATCTTCGCGACCAAGGCCGAGCCGCCAATCGGAATGCTTTGCAGGTAAGAAGCAATCGCTGCGGTGGCCAGCGTAATCAAGCCCGAAATAGTGACGCCATTGACAACGGCATCCGCCTTGGAATATCCGGTCGCAGCAGTAATGAGCGCCGCCACGTTGACCGGAATTTCGGTTGCGGCAGCAACGACGACCTTGACCCCTGCCGCCTTGTATCCCGGAACAGGGACGGCTTGTGGCGTGTAGTAGCCATAGAGCGACGCCGTCACCTGGGCAACCAGTGCTGCCGAGGTATTGCCGACGCCGTTATGCACATAGCAGTTCACAAGCGCGACCGGCTGCGTTGGATCGGTCAGATAGGGCTCCACGACGGACGCGAATACCGGACGCTCGATCACGTTGCCGTTGGCGTCCAGCACGGCGGCCAGGCTTATCCCATAGTACAGTGCCGGTACGGTCCCGCGAGGCAATGAGGCAATGAAGGCATTGAACCGCAATTGCTGCTGGGCTGGCGTTTCGGTGTCCTGTCCGCTCACAAAGGGCGCAAGATTGATGGCCGACACGAAACCCGCAGGAGATGGCGTCATCGTGAACGGGCAATTGGCGACGAGGTTGGTTGCCGCCCCGGTCGCCGTCGCGGCGACAGCAATCGAAGCCGTGCTGGTTCCAGCCGGAACGATGACCGCAGCAATTGCCGCATACTGATTTGCGCTGACGGCAGTCGAAAATAACGTTCCGGCCGCAATGGATATTGGCGTCGTCTGTGGGGCAATCGTCAACTGGATCGAGCCCGTGGCTGCGGTAGCCGCCAGTGGCGCGAACGAGAACGACTGGTACACCGACACCGGAATCGCCTCGCGCAGACCATTGAACATCTGTTGATACAGTTGATCGATCTCTGCGGCTGGCGCTTCGACCAGTGTTCTGGCAACTGCGCCGACATTAAAATCGGTCAGCTTGGTCTGCGTGACTTTCATCCGGTTGATCATCGACGCGACGATCGAAACGAAATTCTTGATCTGAAAAGCCAAACCGATCCTCTAATACGTCGTGCCGGTCGAAGACGTCGAGCCTTGAATCGTGACGGCGTCGACGGCAACGCAGATCGCATTACCGATCGCTGTGCCGGTAGAACTGGCGACACTGGAAATGCGCGGATCGGCCGATACGGTCGATTTGGCGTAATCGGCGGCCAGCAATACATCGGTCGCATCGTTCTTGCCGCCCACAACCAGGCGCACCAAGCTGCCGTAGCTGGTGTGATAGAGCAGCTCGCCCTGGTCGGTATCCAGCGCATTGGTCAATGCCTGATTCAGATTATCCAGACCGCTGACGACGGCGAAGTCGCCATGCTCAAAAGAGAATCCACCATTCGTGAGCAGGATGTCCTGTCCGAACACCGCATCGGGATCGTTGGTAGCGGCACCCGGCGTTGCCGCCGGGACGGTAATCAAACCGCCGGTGAGGAAGACGCCGGGCGTGACCTTAGTGGGATCGTCCGTCAGGTAGGGATAGCGCATGTCGTTCAAGACAATCAGCTCGGCCCAGCGACCGGCATCGCCCAGCTCGCGTGCGGCGATCTTCGGCAGCGTATCGCCGTGCTGTGTCTGCACGAAGCGATAGCCGTTTAACGGGCGGTCAAACGGCGTCGTCATCGCACGGAGACTCCTGCGGCGATGTTCGCTGCGGCCACGCCGAGTGTGGTGATCGACATCGGCGCCAGAACCGGATCGGAACTGTTGACCAGGGCGAGGGATTGCTGGGCAGACGGCGTGATCGTAACAGTGGGGACTGGAACGGTCGGCGCAGGAACCGCTGGAGCGGAAGACACTGGCGCGGGCGCGTTTTGCGGGGTGCCTGCGACCGCATAAAACGGATTGGTGTCGGCGTATGCACTGACAGGACTGCCGCCATTAGTCGAGCTACAGTTCGACGCACCGTATAACGGCGTATAGTCCGGGTAAGTTTGCTGCGCACTGACGACGTTACCTAGCAGACAAAGGATGTTCGAGAACTCGGATGCCATCGACATCGCGGCAGCCATCTGCGCGGTCGTATTGGCTGGAATCGCGGCAATTGTTGCGAACATGGTCGTACCAGCTTGCGCCATCGCCTGCGCGGAACCGACAAGGCTTTGCGGGACGGCTTCAGCGGCTTGAATCAGGTTGCTGACCGACTGGAATATGCTGGTCGCGGTCTGCATGAATGACGTGACCTGACCGACAACACCATTGACGAAATTAACCGCATTGCGCGCACCAGCGATCAGACGCTGAATCGATTGCAGCATGCTGGTCAACCCATTTGCCGACTGGCTCGGTGGGGCCGTATAGCTGCCGCTGTTCAAGACCAGCATCGCAATGCTGAATTGCATCAGGAGTGGTCTAGACTTCGAGCGTCGCAACGTGAAACTCATTGGTTGCACTAAATCCACGGTGGAGTCGAGCGCATCGACAAAGCGCAACTCGACACCACGCGGGTCGAGACCGGCTTTAACTGCCACAGTACGTTTTGCGTGCCAGTTGGTAAATACCTGATTTTTGAGGGTCGTGAATTGCGCCATGCCGTCGCCTTGGGCATTACCGCGCCAACCTGTCGTGCCGCTGATATTGATCGAGGCAATACCGGGGCCGAAGTCATCAGACCAAGCGCCACCCAAAGTTTGCTGCACGGTTGCGCGCGAAACGTCGGTGCGGGTCAACTCCTCGGGCCGGATGATCATTGTGAATTTGACCGGCGTGACCGTGGATTGCGTCATCTCGGTCAGGACAAAACTGATTGGGCGATCCCCTGCTTTCTGGCTGCTGGGTGGCTGCAGGCCGAACGACGAGACAGCAGACGCGGCGCTCGATAGCGTTGAAGCGAGGGACGAGAGGGACATAGCCCGATTTTGTCGTCACGACACTAAGATGCACCGAGGGAGCATTTGTAGCAGTACGTCTATCACAGCCCTTACATTAGGTTCTGGACGCCTACTCGGTTGAACCGATCGTTTAACCACGCACAGCCACAAATGGTTAGAAAGAACCACAATCAGATCACTGATTGAGATTGTCGCAGTAAAGACAAATGGCTAACATAGCTGAAAATTTTATTTTCCAGACAACAGTACGCTCTCAAGCTCTGTATTTGGATCGCCCGAATTTATCCAATATATCGCCCCAAGGGGCAATTCATCAGAGCATTGCCCAAATCTTATTCACAGAAACATTCACGGACATACTATGACTCTACTCCGCAATGGCACTTACCCAAATCCTGTCGGTGTAAACTTGCCTGCGCCCCCGGTCGCTGCAGCCGCCCCCTCCCTGGCACCTTTGCAAGGTGATCACATATTCGGCGATGTAATTGGCGCAATTAACACAGCTTTCCAGGAAATCTTTGGAGGTGGTGCTCTTGTGGCTCATCGGATCGCGTCTTATGACTCCACGCTCGCCATGGTGTGGAACGGTCTGGCGGGCGTTAACCTGGGGCACGGCGCCGCTCCGCCGTTGACCCAGCGCACGGGAGTTGCCGAACCAGACGAACATTCCTATATGTTTGGAGGATACTCAAGCCGCCTGCAATGGCAGCTATGCGAGATTGTTAGCACCGGATTTAATGCAGGAGGAGAGGATAGATATATTGGAGGCGGCACAGCCGCCTGGAAAAGATCTGTACTAGCAAGCTTCGATGACTTGATGAACAACCTTGTCGACAGTACGGCAATCGCCTTTTATATCGCGACACCGACTGTAATTCGCAATGCAAGTGCCGCTACGCGTCATACACCAATGTCGCTGGCAAACGCCTTGACATATGCCAACACTCACGCGGGTCCTGGTAAAGCTACCGTATCAGCGGTATTAGCCTCCTATGGATCTTTACGTAATACATTGGATGGCATTCTGTCTCGTCTTAGTGGTCCAACTAAAAGGTGGGATGTTGGACAAAGCAAATTTTTATCACTATGAACTGAGCTTGTCTGTTGTTATTTAAGCGCAACTTATCTACGGTTCGGGTGCTAGTTCAGACTCACTAGTGCCCCCGTAATCGAGACAGCACCACCTCCAGAGATCGTCACGCCACCGTTTGCGGTAAGGGTCGCCGCCGATGACGTATTGACCGTAACATTGCCTTGAGACTGAATAGACAGATTGCCCGTCGAATTGATCGTCGTTGTACCCGATACGTTTAGAGTTGCATTGCCAGTCGTCGTAGTCGTTAAATTTCCTCTGTGCATCAGGGTCACATTACCTTGCGGGTCGATATCGACGGTGGCAACGATGCTACCGGCATTAGCGACGGCAAGATGCGCATGCACCGCCGAGCCGGTGTTGTTCGCAATCTTCCATTGCCGGTCATAGTCCTGCCCGGTCAGATCCTCGTGCGCAGGCGACGCGCCAATACGGAAATAGCTGCCGCTCGGATGATAGGTCTCCATATCGCCGCTGGCATTGATGGTGGAATAGACATCGCTGGCGTGCCGTTCCACCTTAAAATTCTTGCGCTGGAACGTCATTTGCCCCACCTGCGGGAACAGAAACCCGGTGCAGATTGGCACGCCTTGCACGAACATGATGATGCCGCGCACCAGTCGCTCGACCGGTTGCGTGATGTCCCAACGCGTGTCGCCAGCAGGAGCACCGATATCCGCCAAGTCTGCAATCCCGGTGTTCGAGCTCGCAGAGCTGGTCGCCACCTGCACATTGGACAGACGGCTGCCATCCTTGATCATCACCACGTCGATCGAGCTGCCCTCCGGGTAGGTTGCAACGACTATTCCTAATTCCGCACCATTCATTCGTTATTCGCCATTTCCGCCAGATAAGGAGAGGCGCTACCCGCTTCCTGTTGCACACGCCCAATAAAACCCGTACCCCGTTCAAACTGGACGGTCGTAAAATAAGAACCAAATGGCGTGTAGTCGTGTTCCACCGCCACGACGTAGTACATGCCCGGCACATTGCCCGGCTGGTACTGAATGTAGGTGCCAGCCTTGATCGATTCGTTACCCTTCAAGCGCATAGAGCCGGACTCGAATACGATGTTGTCCCGGTTCTGCGCAATGAGATCGATACGCCGCTGCGTGATCCAGTTCCCTAGTGAAGTCTTGTTGTTGATCCGCTGCGCACTTCTGGGAGTGCCATTGCCGTTATCGGTTTCGCCACTGCCGCCTTGATGGGTCTGCTCAGTCATCTTGCGCTGACCGTACAAGGCCGGATCGACGTTTGCGTAGCCGGTCAGATACGGTCCCTGAGTCGTCG